CCTTTTTGAAAGGCTTTGCTAATAATCTTTGCCAATGCTCCTGATAGGTCAGGAACGTCTAACAAATCATCAGCTTTTAGCTTTTTCTGCTCCTTTGCCATTATCTAAAGTATTTACCAAATGATCCCTTTCTAACGTCGTAGGCAAGGATATCTGCAAATTTTTTAGGGTCTTTGCTTATTAACTCTTTTGCTTTCTTAATCCAAGACTCTTCGTCCTTGTACCCGTACTTTGACGCTAGGTTTCTGAAATCTCTGCTGTTAAGCAGTGCAGCATACTGATACTCCGCTTTCTTATCTGCGTACCATCTAAATCCATCAGCTACCTTATCTACCATCCAATTGATTATACCCTCCTCAATGAGGTGATTTTGCATCTCTTCTCTAATTATTCTACGTAAGTCTGACTTTTTCATACAAGGACTTTCCTATAAATATCGACTAAAAAGAAAAGCCAGTGTTGAGCTGGCTTATCTTCCTTTTTTTGCTTTATTAACTGCAGCTTGTTCAGCTTCGTTTTGTTGTTTAAGGTATTCACCTAACTTGGTGTAGTAGTACCTTCTTTGAAAGACTGGCATATGATACAGCTCGGTGTATGTGAATCCCATCTTTCCGAAATACATCAGATCAAAGATCTGGTCGTAGATTAGGGGTCGATAATCAGACCCCAGGCCAAAAAAACTGCACCGTGATGGGCATAGCCATCTTTGGTGTCTCATGTCCACAATTTGCACACTCGTGGTGGAAAGTGGTTTCTATATCTGGAGTGATTGTTTTCAAATACTCACGTAATGCTAAACTATCTCGGGATAGCATATTTTGTGAGAACTTATGAATCTCAGCCTTATCCTCATTTCCATCGATTGCAACAATCATCTGACGTAGACGTGTTGTCAATTCTGGATCAACTCCAGTCATCTTAGATATTTTCTTGGCTGCTTTTAGGTTTTCGGTAATCTGCTTATCATCTCCGTGCGTTAAAAACTTCAAGGTTAAAACTTTCTTTGTTACTGGTAGAGTAAATTCAAAGGTAGTCTTACCCTTTTCAAACCCACTCCAGTCTACTTGCTTCTCTTCAAAAGAAGAAAGATCAACATGATCCGTTTGCTTGCTTTCACAAGCTGGACAGCTGATTTCAACTGGATAGTCGTTTCCATATGCCAGTACACGTGCTGCAATGAAGATTGCATTCTTATCTACTAACAGCAAGTCGTCATACTTAACCTTAGTAACAATCAACGATTGCAATAGCTTATCAATAACAACTCCTTGTTTAATTAAGGTCTGAGAAGATAGAATATCCTCCTCCTTAGCTGTCATGTACTTAATCTCAATCTTTCCTTCTGAAAGTGGATGTCCTGCTGGATAGAAGTATCCTTTGGATGGTAATTCGATAATCTCTGTTGGACCATCGTACTTGGTGTTAATTTCGGTGACGTAGTCTTGAGTGAATTGTGCTTTCAAATCCTCATCTGTAACTACTGGTCTGCTTGGGTAAGCATCGTTTACAACTTTGTTGCTCATGTTAATAACTGTTTATATATAAGTATACGCAATAAAAAAAGTAAAGCCAACATTTCTGCTGGCTTTACATAGTATATTTTTCTTTTATTAGTACTCTAGTACGCAATAGTCTACGGCCAAAGTCAATTGAATCTCAACTTGAGTCTCAGTAGACCAATCCAAGTCACCGAACTGAGCAGTCTTGATGTAAGCACCTTTAACTTTCCAGTTCTCAATTTTATCTCCAACAGGACCCAATACGAAGATATCAAAGTCTTTCTTGTAGAAGTCTGCATATCCATCACGACCAGTTACTGATTCGTGTTGAGTACGTACCCATTCCATTACAGCTTGGGCACCTGATGGTACGATTGGATCGTATAGAGTCATTGTAATATCTCCCCACTTACATTTTCCTTTTACTTTACGGATAATGTTAATGTGATCCAATACAACTTCACCACATTCGATTTGTGGACGGGATACCTTCTTCATAATGAAGGAAGGTACACCATCTACTTGTAGTATGAATCTGTTCTGCACCTTAGGTTCGTAAGGTGTGTAGAACATTTTGTCGTTTTCTATTAGGTTTGCCATTGTGCTTTATTTACTATAAATATCTTTATTATGCGTTTTCAAATGAAGCTCCAGTAGGTAAGATGTTGAAATCTAATACAATAAATTCCGCAGTCTTAGCTGGTTGTAGGTAGATTTGACCGTACATGATGTTTCTGTCGATTACATCTGGTGTGTTGTTAGACTCATCCATCACTACACGGAAAGCATACAATCCTTGACGTCCTTTTACTCTTTCCAAGTATGGGTTAACAATATTCAAGAAACGTTGACGAGTCTCAGTTGTATTGTTCTCAAATACCAAGTAGCGAGTAGAGCTTGCGATGAATTTCTTCATAGCGATCAACAATCTACGTACGTTGATACGATCTAGAGCAGAAGACTTAACTTGTAGTGTCTTTTGACCCCATACACAGATACCTTGACCTGGGAATGTTGCGATTGGATTGATTTTGTTCTCGTACAAGCTATCACGTTGAGCAAAGCTTAGTTTTGATTCTACGTCTACAGCTTCAGTGATTCCTCCACGATTCAAACCTGCTGGTGCAAACCATTCAAATGCTACGTTATCGTTGTAAGCGTAGATGTTTGGAAGAACAACACTTGGTGGTACCCATACTGGCTTGTTTTTGTCAGTATCGATGATCTTAACCCATGGCCAGTAAGTTCCAATATAAGAGCTATCAATTCCAGAGTTAGCTACTGCAGAGATTGCAGTTCCAATGTTTTGGTTTTGGATTACTGGGTCAGCGATGTAGAAAGTATCTCCTCTTGTTTCTGCTACATCTAATGCCTTATTAACAACACTAGAGTGGTTAGCAATTGTAATACCAGGAGTTACAAGCAAGTTCATATCGAACTGATCTTGGTTAGATATTATGTTGAGTGCTTTGATATAAGCTTGGCTACCTGCAGAGTTTGCATTAGTACAGTTTAAACCTTGTGTGTTTCCTGCTGTGATGCTTGATCCTACGTACTTTGGTACTGCTGGGTCTGATCCATCAAATCCATTTTGGAATGGAACGCTAAACTTCAATACGTTAGAAATGTCTAAGCCACTGAAGGTTGATGTTGCTATGGAAGCTCCTCCTGTGAAAGTTGAGTTACTGTCTACCTTAGATGCACTTGGGTGAACTGTGCAGTTATCCAAGTTAAATCTCACGTTAGATCCAGCATCTGCTCCAGCTGGCAGTGGTTTGTTGTAGTTACGGTTATCTAAGCTAGCAAAGTTCCATCCGTAGTAAGCTCTCTTATTGTATTCATTGTTAATAACAACGTTTTGTGTAATAAAGCTTGCACTTGGTAGAGTTAATGTTGCATGTTGGAATGGTTGAAATACTGCTGCAAATCCTTTAGGATATAGAGCGTATGAAACACCACCAGCTTTTACATCTGATTGCACATCTACGCGAACATACTTACTTACGTTGTTATAGTCTCCATTAACTGTTATACTAAAGTCGGTTGCGTTAATAGTGCTATACTTGTCACCAATACGACGTGCAATAAAGTCTGTTGAGTTTGGATCTAAGTTAAGATTGCTGAAAGACTCTAATACGATTGGTCGTTGATCTGTGTCATTGAAGTCACGAACCAAGACTGTAAAGGTTCCGTATGCGCCTGTAGTTGCATTTGGTAGAGTCTGGTTTACAATGCTTATCTTGTAGGATGTGTTTGTATCTGTTCCATCTGCTAAAGAGTAGAAGCGGAATAGGTTAGTTGGATTTGATCCGTCAAGTAGCTGTGATGTGATATAAGGAGTTACTGCAGGTCTGTAGGCTCCATCAGCTGATCCTGATAGGTTCAAGCTTGTTCCAAATGATGCTGATAGAGTAGCTCCTGTGGTTGAGGCGTATGTTGTCAAGAAATCAGAGAACCATATATAGTCGTATGCGTTTTGATTTGACTTTACGCTGTTTCCTAGCACCTTATCGAAGCTGATATTGCTCGTTGGTACTGCAGAGGCACTAAGTGTGAAAGAAGTTACACCATTACCAGCAAAGGTCATTCTAAATGATCCACTTGCGCTACCTGATCCGTTCACACCTGCTGAAGAGGTTATAGAAGATCCTGTTAAGTTGAATCCGTTACTTGACAAGCCCTTAGCACTTGGCAATGCAACACCAACCACACGTGTCATTGATCCAGTTGTGAGAATCAAGCTAAACGCTCCATTTACGTTGTATCCACCTTCTTGAAGTACACGAACAACTGTTACTGTGCTTGCGTTTTTCAAATAGCTCTTAACTGCGTATGGTACATAAGTTTCTTCA